GAATGGATAGATAGTGATGGTGAGTACCGATGCTTCGACAGAGAGTCAGAGGCACTGGAATATTTGTTTAAATATTTGGAGAAATACAATGCGGAAAATCCTTGCCAAGAAGGGCTATGAAGTGTGGGTTAGATGGGAGAAGGACGCTGAGATATTTGAGATGTTCTCAGATTCAGATGCAGTGGGGTATGTCGGCTTTGCTGAGTCGATAGCAGAGGCTATCAAGATAGGCACATGGTGGATTGAAGAACAACATTCGGAGGCTACATGGAACGGATCATGAAGGCTAGATACAAAGGTATCTGCTGTAGGACAGGGGCAATCATTAATGTCGGTGACATTATTGTTTACGATTCATCCACTAGGAAGGCATGGCTGACAGTGGATGAGGACAGGATGGTGGTACATGTTTGCTGTAGGTGACATGACTACCTTCCTGATACTGGAGACAGGATGGGCAAGATACAACTATGACATCGGCATTGCTAAGGCACTGGGCGATGTAGACTTCGAGCTAACTGAGGATGAAATCCTCGACTTCTATTACTCAACAATTAATTTTCCAAGGAACGATTATGGTGTATGAAATAACATACAGTTTAAATGTCACTAAGACCTTGATGATTGAGGCTGACAGTGAGTATGAGGCATTGAAAGAGGGCGAGGTTTTGTTAGACGAAACCTTCAATGTAGATGATGGGTGCATTCTTGAACAGAGTGTGTTGGACATTGTAGAAGAAGGAGAATATTATGGGGCTTGATATGTATGCATTCACTGTCAATGCTGACAGTGTAGGTGATGCCACTGTTGATGTGGCACTAGGTGACACTGCTACGGAGATTTGCTACTGGCGAAAGTTCAATGCTTTGCATGGTTGGATGGAAGATTTGTACCGCCTTAAGGGTGGCTCCAAAGACAGCTTCAACTGCACCACAGTGAGGCTCACTGCTAACGATCTTGATCGTTTAGAGATGGACACTGGCAACAACAAGCTAGTGCCTATCAATGGGTTCTTCTTCGGTGCTCAAGAGATAGACTCCGAAGACATCGAAAGCGTAGCAGGTTTTGTTAAGCTTGCGAGACAAGCCATTGCTGATGGCAAGGCAGTGTTCTACGATTCATGGTGGTGATATGAGATACAGATACAAATTCATTGTGTGTTATCCCAATAACACTAGCCCTGTTGCTTCTTTCAAGACATTGAAAGCAGCGAGAGCACACTCAGACAAGATCGTTGAAGATCAATTGTTTGAGCATCAATTCTTTGGTAACAAAGTTTACCTACCCTTCATTAAGCGAGAACTAATCCTGAAAGGAAACACACAATGAACATGAAGATCAGTGAAAGGTTTGCCCTCAACCAATGGCTCTCCGGTTACCCCGACAACTTCTCTTATGCAGACATCTTGTGCAAGCTTGGCTGTGAGGATGTTACAGTGTGGCAAGTGCTTGATGGTTATGTAACACATGAGATTGCTAACATCATTGAAGACACTCGGAAACAATTTGAGAATAGTGCTAATGACTTATGTCATAGCATTAAGTTGAGTGATGCTATGGAAGGAACATGTGATGACTAAGCGATACAAAGTGATTGCTAAGATGACAACATACTTGTATGTTTATGTTGATGCTGACTATGCCGTTGATGCTATAGCTATAGCTAAGGACATGGATGGTGGTGATTTCATTCCCTTCAATCAAGGCATTGTGGCTGAAGGTGATTGGAAAATACTTGATGCACACTTAGAGGTAAACAAATGAGCAAGATAGAATTCACTGCAGACTTTTTTGGTAGGTGTTATGTAGCTACCCTGCCCAACTTCTCCAAGGCTATGAAGCCTAAGGATGTAGCATCCACCTTCTACACCCCGAAGACGAAGGGCTACTATGCCTTCATCAAGGGCATGGAAAAGGAACTGGCTAACCCAACAACCCTTAAGGGAGACAAGCATGAGTGAGCAACAAAAAGAACTTAACAAGTTAAGGAAGGCACTGCGCTTACTATCACAATCGGCTGACAAGTACATCGAAGATGGTAGTTGGATTGATACACTGACTGGCGACATTGAATATGCAAAACAAGTTTTGAAGGAAACGAAATGAAACTAACAGTAGATACACTGGATAATGATGTTAAGAGTGCGGTCATTGACATTGGTGTGAACAATGGTTATGTTGAGGTGTTTATATCAGGGGGTGTTGTGCATCTCAATGTGTTTAACAAAGAGGGTGATGTAGTGCATGACTACGCCATCACAACCAAGCAGTTGCGAAGCAAGGGAGGATATACAACACCCAAGTTTGAGCCAGCAGAAGAACACTATGAAGGAGAAACAACATGAGAGATCCTTGGAAAGAGAAATACTTTGGCCCTGTGGAAGAGGTGTTCCTACCTAAAGAACCACCGCCACAACCCTACACTCTGCACTGGGAGTTTAGGAATGGACACAAGTGGCATCACTATTTCAATCAGAAATCAGAGATGGAAACATACATGACTAAGTGTGGACTTAGATCACATCACAACATTTCAAAGCTTAGCTTCGTGGTTGGTGCTACTGGTAAGACAGTGGTGTTGGCAGGTACTATCGAGGAGCTAACATCATGACAGAACAGAAGACATTCACCATCACTGTATACACCGATGCAGGGCATGGATGGGGTAAGGTGAAGCGTAAGGTGTTAGAGAACCTGAGCATTGCCCCTGATGTAAGCAGCTACAGCTACCAGTACAAGGACAATGTGTACCTTGAGGAAGACTGTGACTTGTCGTTGCTAGTGCAACGATTGCACTCTGACAATGTGGCAGTCAAGTTTGTGACTAAGCATACTGATGGTGACAGCAAGATCAAGTCTTATGAAAGATATGCATATGTACAAGATACAAACCAGACTGCGTGACAAGTGGTACTGCCTAGAGTTTGATGTGACAGACAGTGGCAACTATAAGCCAAGGCGTTATGCCACACTACCTGATGCATCAAATGCACTGGAACGCTACCTTGATGGCTTGTTCTTTGCCAACAGGGAACAGGTAGGCTTAGGAAACTTTCGTATAGTAAAGGAATGAAATGAATACAAAGATGTTAAAGCATGTTCGCACTCTGTTCAACACCGAAGGTGTAGACAAGCGTATCAATAGACACAATCAACGGCAGTGGGTGAAGAGCATTAGGCACTTAGGTGACAAGTGGTTGTTAGCTACACCAGTACAACGAAAGGATAGTGAGCATGGATGATGAAACTTTATATGGATGGTTTGCTCTTCTCTTTGCTATAGCATTTGTGGTTTTAATGCTATGGCAATGAGCTTCAGCTTAGGCTTTGTTCATGGTCTGCGTAGCTTACCCTTGTCTAAGGAGTGGGTAGACAAAGACTATGTCTTAGGCTATGCCGAAGGGCAGAAAACAAAACGATTGTTCATTGAACAAGAACATGAAAGGTTCTACAGATATGCTAAGCGAGATTGACATCAGGGACTTCGACAAGCAACCAGTGACACCGCTGTACTCTGTCAAACCTAAGACCTATGTGCAGTGTCCCCGCACTGAGGCTGTCTACTACTTCGATCACATCGATGGCATGTACTCGTACTGCCTAGATATGTTCGGTGACACTGTTCATCTAGTAGCATGGATGGATGTAATACCTTTGGCTAAAAAGCCCGAGTAAACTGTAGGGGTATTTAAACTGCCCCTTCTTTTGTGGTTATAATATAGCGTCAGTTGCTGACACTCATTCACTTTTCTTAAGGAAACATCATGGCTAAACATGTAATCTTCTCTCGCAATGTTAACAATTCTGCTCTCTCTACAGAGCGTATCCAACAACTTGCCCCTGCTGCTTTCAGCACAACCAAGGCTGACCGCCTTACAGATCGTTATGTGTCGTTGAACACAAGCGACATCATCACAGTGATGCAAGACTATGGATATGCACCAGTGCAAGCAGCACAAAAGCGTAGCCGTAAGAACAACCCTGCTCACTCAGGCCACATGGTTGCCTTTGCTAAGCAGTGGGACATTGACTTCGGCACTGCTGACATTCGTCCTGAGATTATTCTTTACAACTCTCACGATGGCACTGGCTCAGTGAGACTGTATGCAGGTTGCTTCCGTTTCATCTGTGACAATGGCCTCATTGCAGGTGATGGTTTCCAGTCTCGGATCTACCACAGCAAGGCACTGAGTGGCTTTGAAGAGATGCTTCGTAACACTGTGGCTACATTGCCTACTATGATGGAGCGTCTTGATAAATTGCGTGGTGTGACACTTGACCCACATCAGTCAATCATCATGGCTAAGCGTGGCATTGAGACACGATGGGACATGCTTGAACAGCAGACCAATGGTGTGTATGCTACCCCTCAAACCATTGCTGATGTGTTGAAGATCTCTCGCTATCAAGACAACTACATGGATGCATTCACTGTGTTCAATCGTATTCAGGAGGGTGTCATCCGTGGCAATGCATTCGTTAAGAGCCTGTCTGACAAGCACCCCAATGGTGTGACTCGTAAGGCTCGGCCTGTTAGCAGTGTGAAAGAAAACATCCGTATCAACTCAGAGTTGTGGGACATTGCCGAAGACATTGCCTTCGCTTAAGAGATAACGGGGGAACAGGGTGATAGACAGGATCTCTTGAGCCGTTAGTACCCCACCTATACAAAGGAACATATATGTTAAGTAACAAGACAAAAATTGCAGGTTATATGGGTGGTGTAAAGGTACTACACATGAACATAGACTGCCTGTGTCCTTGGGAAACTATTCAAAAGATTTGTGATGTGTTGCGTGAAGACATCAACAAGTTAGGTGATGGTATTGATTTTGAAATAACTGTAACGGATACGGACATTTAATGCATCAAGATAAAGCAATTGGTATGTTCATGGGTCTGTTCATTGGAGATGCACTGGGTGCGCCATTGGAATTCATGAGGCCACATGAGATGACACACACACTGACAGAGATGGAGGGTGGGGGTATGCACAACACTGCCGAGGGTGAATGGACAGACGATGGTGCTATGGCTGTAGCAATTGCTGATGCATACATAGGCAGCAAACGCTTTGACCCCGAAGCTATTGCCATGAACTTTAAGATGTGGAAGAAGACAGGCCACTTCGGTACTAGAGATTATGTCTTTGACATTGGTAGGACATGCAGTGAAGCCATTCACAGGATGGATGTTACAAACCCATATGCAGGTAGCAGTAGCTATGGTGCTAGTGGTAATGGCTCCATCATGAGGCTTGCTCCCATTGTGCTTGCCAATCACAACAACCTACCTAATGCTGTGGCACAGAGCATTGCTGTGTCATTGATGACACATGGCAATGCAGACACTGTGCATTACATTGCAGGGTTTGTTGCTGAGCTTATGTCTGGTAAGGCAGAGGACAGCTTCGACTATCTCAAACACTATCGTGATCCGTATGCCACAGGAACCATCATGTATACATACAACATGGCATGGGAATGTGTGAGAGAAACTTCTACCTTCGAGAAAGCTTTAGTGAAAGCAGTGAACATGGGCTTTGACGCTGACACTTTAGGTGCTGTCACTGGTATGTTAGCAGGACGTAAGTATGGACTGAAGGGTATACCAACACGATGGCTTGACAAGCTTGTGAAGAAGGATGAACTAATTGATATGGCTGAATCACTATATGCACTAGGAGGACAAGATGAGTGATAACAAGATGCAATACGCTTTCCCTGACGAAGGTAACTTCGGTATGACCTTGCGTGACTACTTCGCAGCTAAGGCTATGGCTGTGTTAATGACCAGTGCATGGAGCATTCCACATGCTGAAGTGGCAAACAAAGCTTATTGGTTTGCTGAACAGATGATGAAGGCAAGGGAACAAGAATGAACCTGCCTCGCTATGTAACCTTGGCTAAGGCCACCGAAGGCATAACCAAGTACAGGTACAACCCACCACAGGATGCAGTGGATGCAGGGGTAGTGGCTAGGCGTGTGCTTGGTGAAGACAAGGACAAAGCCTTTGCCTTAGCTGAAGAACTAAATGCCATGCTAGACAACTGGCGTAAAGAGCTTAGATATCTTAAAGATATCTCTGAGAAGACCAAGGTGGCTGACTTAGTCAAGGCATACAAGAACAACATCACTTACACAAAGCTCAGTGTTAAGGCACAGCGTGACTACATCTACTACCTACAGGGATGGCAGGACAGCAGAGCTAATGGTGTTAGTCTGTATCAATGCAAGCTAGGTGACTTAGTCACACCGCATTGTCAGAAAATATATGAAACACATGCTGAGCATAGTGTTAGCTTAGCTAACCACACCTTGGCAGTGTATCGATTGCTATTCAACTTCGCTATTCGTCATGGCTACATCAAGCACAACCCATTCAGCAAGGTGCTACGAAGGGCAGACAAGCCTCGCAGAACTGTATGGAGCAGGGAAGATGTGAGAGCATTCATGAACACTGCCTACTCCACATTTAAGTGGCGTAATGTAGGACTCATTGTGCAGATGGGCTATGAATATGGACAGCGTATGGGCGACATGCGTAAGCTCACATGGCAGCAGGTTGACCTAGAGAAGGGTGTGTTGCACTTGGAACAAAGCAAGCGTAGGTCTAGGGTGACCATCCCCACAAGTCAGGGGCTACTAACTATGCTGAGACAACAGCATGCTGAGTTTGGTTGGCAGCAATACATTGCACCATCCAATGTTCCTGATAGGAAGGGTGGCTTGCTACCTTACAGTTTGTTTAACTTGTCTAGAGTGGCTAAACAAATCTTAGCTGATGCTTCTTTGCCTAGTGACCTAGTGTTACAGGACTTGCGAAGGACAGCTATTACGGAGATGATTGAGGTGGGTGTACCCATCACCAACATCATGTCGGTGTCAGGTCATGCTACCCCGCAGAGCCTAACACCATACATCAAGAACACTTTGCGTAGTGCAACAGTGACACAGGAAATGAGAGGACTAGTATGAAAGTTTATATAGGTGGTTACCCTAATTGGCTTGGACCATATCAACTGGCTGAGCTAACAATAAAGCTAGGGGTTAGTAAAGATAAGGCACACCAGTGGGGTGAGTGGCTCAGTGAAACATGGGTGGGTGATGTGTTGCAATGGATGCATACGAAGAAGAAGCGCACTGTCATTGTGAAGCTTGATAGGTATGATACATGGGCTATGGATCACACACTGTCTCTCATCGTCTTGCCAATGCTTAAGCAACTTAAGGCAGTACAGCATGGTAGTCCCTGTGTGGATGATGAAGATGTGCCTAAGGCTTTGCAAAGCATGTCAGCACTGCCTAAGGAAAACAGTTGGGACATTGATGACAATCACTTCAAGCGGTGGGATTGGGTGATGGATGAAATGATATGGGCATTCGGTGAAATGGTTGATGAAAATTCAACAGACAAATTCTATGACCATACTGCTGTGAATAAGAAGGCAGGACTAGAAGAACAGATAGGTAAGATTAAGATTGACTATGCAGGTTTAGAGGTGCATGAAGCTAGGATGAAGAAAGCTTTCATGTTGTTTGGTAAATATTACAGAGGACTATGGGACTGATATGGAACTAAATCAAATGGAACAAGAAGCAATTGTTGCTGAGCAATTGGAATTCCTACTGAGGTGGGAAAGCGCATTGCCTGAGGCAACTCAAGACACTGAACTTATTAAAGCAACTATAAGAGTGCTTCAAGAATTCAAGGTGATCAAATGAGTGCATGGCTTATCGCTGTTGTGGGTGTGGTGTATACGGTGGTGGCAGTGGATCTGCTACTGAAGGGAAGCACTGGACTAGGCATAGCCTTTGTTGGTTATGCACTGGGTAATGTGGGTCTGTATATGGAGGCAGCTAAATGACATGTCAACATAGGTACATCAAAACATTCGATTCAGTAAAGACTTCTACAAAGTATTGGGCTTGCTCTGAGTGTAGAGGTGAGTTTGTTCCCCTGAACGAACTTGCTATGTATCAGGTGCAGCGACTGGGTCAAGAGATAGAAGACTTTAACGAGGTTGAACAGCACAGCAATCTTGGTAAGCAAATCTTGAAAGAGATTAAACCACAGCGCACATGGATACCTCTGACGGATGAAGAGAAGAATAAGATGGCTTTTATAGCCGGAAGTGATAAGCATTGGCTTATCAGTTTAGTTGAGAACAAACTAAAGGAACAAAATGAAACTGCATGAACTAGAAGACCTCATCATGGCAGCATGGATGACTAGAGAAGACATTGACTCTGTGCTGTGGGTGTTGCTGGACAGAGAGAAGAAGCCTGATGAAGATGAGATATCCAATTTATTAATTGGCCTCCATGCTATGCACGATGCTAGAATGACTAAGCTTTTTCAGGGGTATGACACTGTACTTAAGACCAACAAAGTAACTTACAAAGGCTATGGCATTCTTAAAAACCCACCTACCCTGTAAGATATGTGGCAGTAGTGATGGCTTGTCCATCAACGATGACATGTCCACCAAATGTTTTGTATGTAACACATACATTCCCTCAATGAACAATGAAAGACTTGAAGTGATTGATGTTGATACAGAAACGAAAGACACAAGCTCTTTCTTTAAAGACTACAACGAAGGTGTTAGTGTGTCTGTTTCAGACAGACGCATCAACAAAGCCACAATGGAACGCTATGGTGTTGTTCGCAGTGGTGGCTATTACTACTTTCCCTATTACGATGGCAACACTCAACTGGTGGCAGCTAAGCGTAGAGAGGTGAAGGATAAGAAGTTTACGACAGTGGGTGGATGGAGCAAGGGTACTCTGTTTGGACAGAACCTATACCCATCCAATGGTAAGTACCTCACCATCACTGAGGGTGAGTTTGATGCACTGGCTGCATACCAATTGACAGGCAGTAAGTATCCTGTCGTGTCTATACGCACAGGTGCAGGTAGTGCATTGAAGGATGCCAAGGCCAACTACGAATACATCAACAGCTTTGAAACTGTGGTGCTGTGCTTTGATGGTGATGAGGCAGGGCAGAAGGCAGCAAAGGAAGTTGCTGAATTGTTTGGTAGTAAGTGCAAGATATTTAAACCTGATCCCTCATACAAGGATGCATGTGAGTGGCTTGCTGAAAGCAAGGAAGCTGCATTCGTATCCCGTTGGTGGGCAGCAGAGCCATTCATACCTGATGGTATTGTCAGTGGCACTGGATTGTGGGACTTAGTATCTAAACCAATGGAAGCAGCAGACTGTTTCTATCCTTGGAAGGGATTGAATGACATCACCTATGGCATCAGAGCAGGTGAGCTAGTTACATTCACAGCAGGTAGTGGACTAGGTAAGAGTCAAACCCTAAGGGAAATTGTTTGGCACTTGTTGCAGAACTGTGATGACAGCATTGGCTTGATGTTCTTGGAAGAGAGTGTGAGAAAGACTAGCCTGTCCATGATGAGCCTTGCTGCTGACTTGCCTATGCATCTACCCACAACTATGGTGTCTGATGCCATACGCAAGGACGCATTTGAAAAGACACTAGGCACTGGACGCTTGTACTTCTTTGATCACTTTGGTAGCACAGCCATTGAGAACATTGTCAATCGTGTGAAGTATATGGCTAAGGGACTTGGTTGTAAGTATGTGTTCCTAGACCACCTAAGCATCATCGTATCCAGTCAGGACAATGGTGATGAACGTAAGGCCATTGATGAAATCATGACCAAGCTTCGCATGCTTGTGCAGGAAACTAACATTGCTTTAGTTATTGTTAGCCACCTCAAGCGTCCATCAGACAAGGGACATGAAGAAGGTGCAGTCACTAGCTTAGCTCAGCTAAGGGGTAGTGCAGCCATTGCACAGCTTAGTGACATGGTGGTATCGCTTGAGAGGAATGGTCAGGCTGATGATCCCATTGAACGTAACACCACCAAGGTGAGGGTGTTGAAGAACAGATACAGTGGACAAACTGGTCCTGCTTGCAGCTTGCTTTATAACAAAGACACTGGCAGAATGTTTGAGATTGATGATGCTATGGAAGGGATGATGCTATGAAACAGTGGGATGGTCTTGATGATGCCATCATTGGACAAGCTTCTGTATGGAATGGTAATGAGAGAGTGGAGGTCTTAGTCTACGATGCTGATAAGATTATTAAAGTATTTGTGGACAGAGATGGTATGTCTGAAGATGAAGCGCATGAATATATTCTCTTCAACATTGAGGGTGCTTACATAGGAGAGGACACACCTGTATTGGTGTGGCAGAGATATGAGTGATACAGGGAAGGGACATGCTCAGCGTCCTAAGTCAATAGCTGATGAAGAATGGGCATCAAGATGGAATGCCATCTTTGGTAGAGACTCATTAGAAGATTACAAACAGTCGGCAAATGTTGATAACCTCCGACAAAATGATAAGGACAAGGACAATGATCTTCTTAGACATAGAAACCAATCTGAAACATGACACCATATGGTTGTGTGTAACCAAGCACAACACCACTGGTGAAGTGAAACACTGGCGGGAAGCCGACAGCTTGCAGCAATACTTAGAAGGTGAGCAAGTGGTAGGCCACAACATCATTAGCTTTGATGCACCCATATTAAAGAAGGTATGGGGTGTTGGCATTCCTGACAACAGTCTGGTAGATACATTGGTGATGTCACGGCTGTACAAACCTGACATTGAGGTGGTGCTTCCTAAGGAAGGCAAAGCCCCAAAACCACATAGCCTAGAGGCATGGGGCTACCGCTTAGGTAGCTACAAGATAGGCTTCACTGACTTTGACAGTGGATGGTCACAAGAAATGGCTACTTATTGTGAACAAGATGTTCAATTGTTAGAAAAACTGTACAACTTTCTGACAACAACCATGATAAGAGAAGGGTTTTCTTTACAGAGCATTAAGCTTGAGCATGAGGTGGCACTGATCTGTCGTGGTATGGAAGAGAACGGCTTCATGCTTGATATGCCTAAGGCTATGGCATTACATGCAACCCTTAGTGGGCGTATGTCTGAGATTGAAGAGAGTATGCAGCAGGTGTTCCCTCCCATCGTAGAGCAGCGAGTCTCTGAGAAGACAGGCAAGCAGCTTAAGGATAAGATTACCATCTTTAATTCTGGTAGTAGGCAGCAGATTGCTGAGCGATTGGCAGGGCTTGGTGTTGTCTTCACAAAGAAGACAGACAAAGGCAATGTCATTGTTGACGAAGCTGTGCTTGAGAAGATTGACCTACCTGAAGCTAAGCTTGTAGCTGAATACTTAATGATTCAAAAGCGTGTAGCTCAGATTAGTAGTTGGCTTGAGCTAGTTGCTGATGATGGTAGGGTGCATGGTAGGGTAACTACTAATGGTGCTGTCACTGGCAGAGCTACACACAGCAGTCCTAACATGGCACAGATCCCTGCCGTGGGTGGTCCCTATGGTGCTGAATGCAGAGAGGTATGGACAGTGCCTAAGGGGTATAAGCAGGTGGGTGTAGACCTATCAGGCATTGAGCTTCGTTGCTTAGGTCACTACCTGAATGACCAAGAGTGGATGGATGAGTTGCTTAAAGGAGACATTCACTGGTTCAATGCACAGAGCTTTGGCTTAGTTGACAAAGGCACTGTGAAGGACGATAACAATCCTGAGCATAAGAAGGCTAGGAATATTACCAAGACCCTAACCTATGGTGTGTTGTATGGAGCAGGGGCAGCTAAAGCTGGATCGATTGTTGGTGGTAACAGTAGCAGAGGTAAGAAACTTATTGATAGTTTTATCAATAACACACCCGGCCTTTCTGCCTTGAAGAAGAAGATATCTAGGCTGATGGCTAAGGGTCATCTCCCTGCATTGGATGGACGCAGGGTGTGGGTTAGATCTGAGCATGCTGCCTTGAACACCTTGCTTCAAAGTGCAGGTGCTATCGTAGCTAAACAATGGCTTGTTGAATCAACAAAGCTGTTGCAAGAGAAGGGAATAAATGCTAAACTGTTAGCGTTTGTTCATGACGAAACACAATGGGAAGTGCGAGAAGATCAGGCAGAGGAAGCAGCTAGGCTCATAGAGCAAGCAGCTACCAAAGCAGGTGAGGCTCTAGGTTTCCGTTGCCCAGTTGATGCCGAAGGTAAGGTTGGCAACAACTGGCGTGAGTGCCACTGACGTTACTAGTGGGTTTTTATATTGGAGAATATTATGACTGAAGAAAAGAAAGCTATTAAGCTTAAGGCTGATTTGTTCTGGTGTCAACACACTAAGATTAATGAGATGTCTGGTAAGTTTCAGGTTAACCTGTGCAACTTGTCTGATGCTGCTGTTGAAGCATTGGAAGAGATGGGCATCAGTGTTCAAACTGGTGAAGACAAGAAGGCTGACATGGGCAGGTACATCACTTGCAAATCAGAGAAGCCTATGCGTGTCTTTGACGTTGAGAACGATGAAATCACTGAAGCAATTGGTAATGGCAGCAAAGCCAAAGCCTTGGTGTCTTCATACTCTTGGACATACAAGAACAAGAAAGGTGTTAGCCCTTCATTGAAGAAGCTGGTTGTCACTGACTTGATTGAGTATGCTGCAGCAAGCGGCATCAGTGCAGACGATGAGGATGTGCTGTAAATGAAAGCCCTGTTCGATAGCGATATCTTCGCTTATCGAGCAGCATCTGCATGTGAGGACGAAGACGAAGCAACGGCACAGCGTACACTGGATCGTTTAATTGTTGATGTCCTCATGTGCGGTGTTGATACCATCTATCCTGATTGCTTCGTGGATAATTGGAGCATGCACCTAACAGGTAAGAACAACTTCCGATATCAGATAGCCACCACTGTGCCTTACAAAGGTAACAGGGTGGACAAGCCTAAGCCAAAGCATCTAGCTTTTCTTAGAAGCTATTTAGTAAAAGAATGGGGTGCTTCTATATCTGAAGGTGAAGAAGCTGATGACACCATTGCCATTGAAGCTACTAAGCTTGGTGACAATTGTGTCATTGTGTCTTTAGACAAAGACTTAGATCAGATTGTTGGTTGGCATTACAACTTTGTTAAGCGTCTGGGTTATTACATCACACCAGAAGAAGGTTTGGTTAAGCTGTATACGCAGATGATTACAGGGGATGCTGCTGATAACATCAAAGGATTGTTCCGTGTTGGTCCAGTGAAAGCAGCCAAGATAATTGGGGACACAACAGATGAACTTGAGCTATACAACAAAGTGTTGGAAGCTTACGAGGGTGATGCTGAGCGTGTGTTAGAGAATGCTCAGCTTCTTTTTCTACGAAGATATGAAGGACAGGTATGGACTCCTCCACAAGCTTAAAGCCAAATGACATTGCACTAATCCTTCGTCCTACTATTGTGGATGGGGTGTATCAAAAGCACTTTCAAGTGTTAGTCAGTGGCTTTGGACCACTCACTATCAGTGAAGACGATGTGAATAACCTGATTGGTATGGCTACTATATTGGCAGCAACTGTACAGTATATGGAAGAAGATGAAGAGCTTGCTAATAAGCTTGTTGAGTATTGCGGTAAGATGTTTGCTGATGTTGGTGACTTCTCTTACAACGCAGATCATGACAGCTTTGGTGATGGTAGCTTCACCATTAACACCAAGACAATTGGAGGCATCCAATGAACATAGATGACACACTAATACAACGAGGTGTTAGATATGGCAACTACAAAGAAGATGTCTCTAGAGTTTCTCAAGCTTTAAAAGAATCTGTCAGGTCAGGTGCTGAATGGAAAGAGATGGATGATGATATGAAGGAAAGCCTTGATCTCATCTGTAACAAAATCTCTCGCATTGTTAATGGTGATCCTTGGTATCATGACTCATGGCATGACATCATTGGTTATGCTAGGCTGATAGAAGAAAGACTGGAACGATTATGATTGCTGTTGACATCCACTTAAAGGTTTTCTTTAAACCTCAAGACCTACCCAATGTCTACTTAAATGAAGAGGTGCTGAGTGAAGCCATCACTGAAAACTTAACTGCTTCGTTGGAACGAATGGATGCACAAGAAGTGCTCTTTTGTTTCGTGGATATTGAAGGACTAGAATGAAAGTTAATTCTGTAACCATTAGAGAAGCAAGCAACGGCTTTGTTGTTGAGCATGTAGCTGAGGGAGAATACGATAAGTATCTTTCTGAGTTTGTTGCTCTAGATATTGACGAAGCACTGGCTATAGCTAGGGATTTATTTTTGCATTACGATGCTGCTGACATGTCGCATCTAGTAGATACACCAATTGGTAGATAAGAAAAGAAATGGTGGTGAATGGACTGACGCTAGGTTCAGGAGCTTCGTCACCTCTGCATTAAGAGCTGCGTCTAGGCGTTGGCCTCCTAAATATAAGGCTCTTAAAGAAGCCTTCGTTGGTAGGAAGACTAACAAGAAGACAGGCAAGTTGGCAATGCATTACAAATGTGCTGAATGTAAGAAGCAGTTTGTTGCAGCAGATGTACAGGTAGATCATGTGTTACCAGTGGTAGATCCTAAGGTGGGGTTTGTTAGTTGGGACATGTTCATTGACCGCATCTTCTGTGAGATAGAAAACCTACAAGTGATGTGTAAACCCTGTCACAAAGTGAAGACAGAACTAGAGAAGGCAGAAAGGAAAAAGAAATGAATGTACTATTGCTAGAAGAACATGACGATGGTAGTGCTACCTATACATTTGATTTAACAATGGAAGAGCGTGACACCCTACTCAGCTTAGGTATAATAACAGCCCTTAAAAATGGCATCAAAGAAGGTAAGAAATATGTTGGTGACATTGATGTTAACAACACACAAGACGACACAATCTGAGGTATAACTACCTTTCCTCTGGGAGCTTTGGCTCCCTTTTTTATCACTCTTTAGGAATATTTATGGCAAAGTTTAAGGTCAACATTGACCTGTCTCGGGATGTATTGTTTGATGAACTAGGCATCCAGAGATTGAGAGAGAGTTACATGAAGGATGAAGAGGCCAGCCCTCAAGAAAGATTTGCTTATGTTTCGGAATCGTTTGCGTCAAGTCAAGAACATGCTCAACGACTATACAACTACAGTAGTAAGCACTGGCTTAGCTACTCTACACCTATCCTATCTTTTGGTCGCTCTAAGCGTGGTTTCCCTATTAGCTGCTTCCTTAATTATATGGATGATAGTGCAGAAGGCTTGGTCGATAACCTATCAGAAACTAACTGGCTATCCATGTACGGTGGTGGTGTCGGGGTTCATGTTGGTATCCGTAATGGCGATGATAAGTCTACTGGTGTTATGCCCCACCTTAAGATTTATGATGCTAGTTCATTGGCCTACCGCCAAGGACGCACAAGACGGGGTAGCTATGCTGCCTACCTAGACATTCACCACCCTGACATCATCCAGTTCTTGGAGATGCGTAAGCCTACAGGTGATCAGAATGTACGCACACTGAACCTGCATCACGGCATCAACATCACTGATGAATTCATGACCATCATTGAGAAGGCCATGAAAGACCCTGACTTTGATGATAGCTTTCAGCTAAAGAATCCTTCCAGTGGTGAGGTGGTAGAGACAGTGTCTGCTAAATATCTGTGGCAGAAAATACTGGACCTGCGTATGCAGACAGGTGAACCTTATCTAGTGTTCATTGACACAGCTAACAAGGCTATGCCTAAGTGGTTGAGTGACAAGGGCTTGAAGATTAATGGCAGCAATCTGTGTACAGAAATCTTCTTACCAACTAACGAGAAACGAACAGCAGTTTGCTGCTTGTCTTCTCTCAACCTAGAATACTACGATGACTGGAAAGATAATAAGCAATTCATTTTGGATGTTATGGAAATGCTAGACAATGTCTTGCAATACTTTATTGACAAAGCACCATCAACAATTGCTAGGGCTAAGTACAGCGCAATGATGGAGCGTAGCATTGGAGTGGGAGCACTAGGCTTCCATGCATTCTTACAGAAGAAAGGTGTAGCCATCGATGGTGTGATGGCTAAGAGTTATAACAATGAAATATTTAAACACATTCATGCTTCGTGTTTACTTGCTGACTCTGTCTTGGAGCAGCAGCGTGGTAGTTGTATCGATGCTGGTCACGGCAATATTAATAGAAGGTTTAGTCATCATACTGCTATTGCCCCTAACGCTAGTAGCAGCCTTATCATGGGCAATACTAGCCCT